AGAAATAATTGACCGCCTCGAATACAGAGAGGAGACGTATGCAGGTGAGATGGAAACATGGTACGATCCCGTGAATGGTGATTACTTCCACATACCCATCAAGGTAGTTCGAGACTGGGACAACTCAGAAGTGATTGGAAACGATAAAGGAAATGGAGAAAATGACTAACGAAGAACTACAAGACCTATACGGACTAGAATGGATTGATTACATAGAATACTTAGAACAATAAACATGAGCAGAAAGAAAAACAAAAACTCTCAGGAGACAAAGGTCACTATAGTCTCTTCAGGGGCAAGACAGCTTCGTAAATACCTGTCACCAAGAGCGTTAAGACGAAAGGAACAAAGAGAAAATAACAAAAACACAGAACAATGAAACTAACAGAACGACAACTACTACACGCCATTGACATAGCTAAGATCCATGTCAAGCGTGGCGATGCACACCAAGACGAAGTGGACTACCTCGAAGCCATGCATGAAAAACACTACGGAAAGTTTGGATTGCAGAATATCAAGAGCTACATTGCCCCAAATCATTCATTCCTAACCCATGAGAATTGAGAAAGAACTACTAGATAGCGTGTACTTTATGTCAAGAATGTTTGGCTTAAAAGTACCTCATCTGAAAACCATTTACAACCAACCTAAAAAATATGAAAGCAGAAATACAGGGAGTTACAATCGAGACGAATAATAACCGCGAAGGTATTTTAACAATTGTTGTGAGTAAGGCGGATGTCGTGTACTCAGTAATTAACGTATCTTTGGACAAAAGTCAAGACGATGTTTTGGAAAGTGCCTGAACCCACCGATGCTCAAAGAGAGTCTATTGAGATAATCAAGAATGAGCACGCACTCACTACGAGCAACACGTTTGATGAGATCATGATCGATCGCGACATGAAGTGCAAACGAACAGAAGACAACAACCTAGAAGCCGTGCCTATTGACTACGGATTCATATTTGAGTTCCAAGAAGACATGAGCCTTGTGGTTATTGTAGAAGAGATCTTTGACAAGGGCTACAACCTTTTTACAGAAACACACCGCATAGAAACAGACGGCACAATACACGACCTATGAGCAAAACAAATTACCCCCCGAAGGCATGTAATAGTATCAGAGAATACTACGAGCACTGCTACGAGCTTTCAGAGCTTGAGAAGAACTACGACATGATGCATTTTTACCAACAACTAATTACCAAGACAAATGAGCAAGGACAAGCGACAAGTAGGCGGTGACCACTACAAGACAATGGAGATTCAACCACTGGAGTACATAGTGAAGAACGACATAGGCTACCTGGAGGGCAATGTCATAAAGTACGTCAGCCGATACCAGGCTAAGAACGGACTAGAAGACCTAAAGAAGGCAAAACATTACTTGAACATACTGATTGAACTTGAAGTAGAAAAACTAACGAAAGATGCTATACAAAACCTTGAAGAACTTGCTGACGAATCGGACACCCAAGTCACGAACTGGCTCTACTCTAATTGCACCGACTGCCCCAAGGATTATGTCGACTGTTCATGCCCACAAGACGACTGACTTCAACGATTGGTCACAAACCTTATACTTAGAGCGAATGAAGCTACATAACCTAACACCAAGAACCTATGACAGAGGATCAAGCGACTGAGCTCAAGTTTTTAGCAGCAAGAAACAAACTAAAGATCCGGTTAGAACTGATGGCTGACTTTGTAAGCAAGTCAACTCCTGAGAGCATTGGTAAGCAGAAGTATGAGAACCTCAGAGAGGTTGCTTCGCTAGGTCTGTTACTCATCTTAGAGAACGATTGGCAAGCAAGAACGATCAGGAACTTAAGGGAAGACTTGAGTATCGAGATGAAGAATAACAATGTGTTTCTAAAAAAGATGCTCGATGGCGAGTCCTAAGCATTGGCCGAAGCCGCCTCGTTGGAGCGAAGACTTCCCTTGTCCGACTTCAGTGACTCTTTACTTGTCAGGGTTGGCTTGCAGGCGTTACAACAAGTCGTTCGTTATGCCTGAAGAACCGGACTGGAAAAAAATATGGAAAGATTATAGGATTTTAAAGAAAAATGATTAAATTTGCAAAATGAAAGACGATGAAATAAAAAGGTTCAAAGCCTTAGCCAAGAAGTACGACCTTCAGGCAACCGACTTCTGGAAGTCACCCCAAGGGTTTGTAATCATCTCCAGGCGCGGTATTGAGAAGATACAGAATGGCTTGAATGCTGTTGTGTACTTTGACACAGTGCCTGAGTTTAGTAGTCCCCAAGACAACAAGTTTGTGGTCAAGGCGATAGGACATATAGAGCAAGAAGACAAGTCGCTATCGAAGATGACCCAAACCTTTGGTGAGTCATCACCCAAGAACACACGAGGTGGCGCTCAAGCCTACCCAATTGCCATGGCGGAAAAAAGAGCACTCTCAAGATGTATCCTTAAAATGTCTGACCTGTACACTTTAAACGTTTTTGGAGAAGACGAGATTAATGAGTGACGAATACGACTGGGTAGAAGACTTGTTAAACACACCGATCGAAGGTGTACCAAATGTAAACTGGAGCACACAGACGTGGCTGCTCGCATTATTAAGAACCTCAACAATAGATCAAGATGAAGAAAGAGTAATAGAAGATGAGATCGTGGAAGGCAAATTCACTCCTGAGTCGCTAGAAGAACTGATCATTCGGCTCAAGATGAACCAACAACACTTCACGAACGTACCAAACCCCTCACAAAAGCAGATCAGATTATTTATCGAAAATTTATCAAAGAATGACAATCCCTAAAAGCGTGTCGCTATCGATCGACCTAAACAAAATCGATGACAAGTACATCACCCCTGGCAAGAACGGAGCCCGGTACCTGGACCTCAAACTAGTCAACACTCCTGATAACGAATATGGCAACGACTACTTCGTGAGCCAAGGTTTACCGAAGGCTGTTCGTGACGAGGTCAAGGCCAGTGGAGGTGAGTACCCAAGAACCCCAATCGTGGGTAACGCCAAGGCATGGCAGTGCATGGACGGCAAATCTAACGAAGGTGCTCCTGAAGCAAAGACAAACGAGCCGAAAGGCGAGGCAAACGACATGCCGTTCTGATGCCTAAGCCAGAAGCAAACTTAAACGCAAGAGCCTACGCCTACTTGTTGCTAAAGGACTTCCTAGAGGTCCTTGGCAACAGGGCGGAGTCTTGTTTGGATCTAGAATCAGACAAGGCGAGTCTTCTTTGGAGCATACTAGAGGACACGGTATCTGACTTTGGAAGCGACATATGTGCGACCGAACTTACTTTTCAAGAGGACGGATCGATGGACATGAGGTCTGACGTCCTGTCTTTTTTGGAAACAGAAGAAGACGTTGTTCCTGAAGAAACATTGAACCTTACGCTTTCCGTGATCTTTGAACGCCTGTCTCTACTGGAAGGCAAAATAGACGCTATGAATGGAGAAAGTAATATCAAACATTGAAGCGATGAGCGACGACACGCGAGTGCATTTGGTTGGAGAGGACAAAAAGATTCCTCAGAAAGCCATGCCCTCGTCGTTGGCTGCGGTTATAAACTGGGCAGCTAAGGAAGCAAAGACGCCTGTGCTTATGCTGGGACAAGTCGTTCATCTGTTTAATGGGAGATATTATGAGGCAGGCAAGATGTATGACATAATGGAAGCTGCTCTTAACAGGCTGAATCTTCCTATATCGTTTGCTATTGATCCTGACGTGTTAAGAGCGACCGAGAAGTCTTTGAGTGCCTGTATTGATAGATACGGAGTAGACTTGGACATGAACCCAAGAGGACTCAACTTTAGGGACGGGCGATTAATGATATCGCAAACCACCCTAGAGTTTCTTGAGGGTCATGACCACAGGTCTGTCTTCACTTACTGCCTTCCGTTTAACTACCACGGTGAACGTCAAGAATCGATCGTTTGGAAGAAGTTTATAGAACAAATCATTCCTAACGAGGAAATGAGAAGGTATGTTCTTTCTTCTTTTATTAACGCCATCGCTGGAGATCCAATGCACGCACAGAGGATGTTGCTGCTCATGGGTGTCGGAGCCAGCGGTAAGTCTACACTTATTGACGCAGTGGTTGCTGCAATAGGAAAACAGAATGCGTGCCGAGTAGATGATTTAAGGAACTTAACCAAGGACGAGAGCCGATACAGGATCGACTTGGCTAATCACATCCTTTGCATCTGCGGTGACGCATCAGGAAACCTTGGCAACAAGGACGTGTTGAAACAGATCGTCTCTAAGGAAGAGATAAGCGGTCGTCGTTTGTACAAGGAGGTCGAATACTTTGTGCCGAGGGCGTCTTTGATCGTGGCCTCTAACGAGATTGGTTTCACACACGCGCTTGGAGACTCAGGGATCAGCAGAAGGATTGACATCATTCAGTTTAACAACCCTGTTGAGGAGAGGAACAGAGACCCTTTTATTGGGTTGAAGTTGGCATCTCCTAACGAACAGCGAGAGATGGTGTTAGACATGGTGTCTTGCTTAATTGAAATGCAAAACAACCACGGACGAATGGTGAGGCCAGACTCTTTGGCTCAAGCCCTGGATGACCTACGCTATGACGGGGATACTTTCCTTTCATTCTTGGGCAGTGCAGGCATTGAGATAATTAAAAAGGCACAGGAGGACGAGCATTCTAAATGGGTGCATCAGTCAGACCTGTTTGGCGCCTACAATTACTTCTGCGGACTTAACGGAAACAAACTAGGAACGATGAGAACCTTGAAGGGCAAATGTAAATCACACGGAGTGGTACAGGAATCTGCCGGGAAAAGACAACATCGTTTCTTGTTTAAGGTTTCTAACGATAAGGATTTTAAACAAACGTTTAATCTTTTCAAATGAATATACTAGAACAATTAAATAACACTAAATTTTTAGACAACAATGAGGTTGATTGGCTAACTGCCGACATACTTGGGGAGTTTGAATGTGAACACGCAAAGTATTGCGGTGATCGGCGTTTGATTGCTTGGTTTTTACGTAACGTAGCGTACCTGCCCTACAAGCGAATTGCAGATGCCTTGAGTTACTTTCGCGCTCCCCAAGCGTACTTGGCTGACATGAAGTTCGCCTCCTGTGCCGGAATGACCTTTTCTATATCTGGAGTTGACAAACATAAGATTGACGTTATGAGAAGCGTTGCTGACAATTATTACGACTGCAAAAACAATATCTACCTTGATAGAGTTTCTAACGAATATCTAGAGGAAGCTTTGCTTTTCGGTGCTTGCCAGACTTGCGACGTTTATGACAGGAAGTCAAATTATAACGCTGGGTTTGAATTGAAAAAATCACCAACACAGTCACAGCTTCACAACCTAAAGGAAATAATGGAGGCGTATGAAGTCACTAATAGCCCTGATGTTTTGTTAAACGCTTTCGAAATAACAAAAAATGAGTAAATACTCTGAACACCTAAACAGAATACTTGAGCTAAGGAACATGGGGCTTTCCAATACGGAGATCGCTGTAAAGCTTAAGGAAGAAGCCGAGCTAAGTCAATCGGAAGAGACTATAAGGAAACAGATAAGCCGCATGGTTCCTAAAGATGAGGCTCACGAAAACATGGTTGGCTTTGCCCAGGCAAACGGAGTCCCTGCCGACAAGGTTAGTTCCTACTGGTTCAAGGGGGATCATTTTTCGCTCCATGTGAAGAACAATAAAACTGTGGACTGGACTGAGATCCGTGACTCGCTTATTGACGACATGAAGTCCTATGCCCCGAAGTACGGAGGGTTTGACTACAAACAATACTCAGACGGGCATTGTCTTGTGATCGACCCAGCCGACATTCACATCGGAAAGCTTTCTATGGCTTTCGAAACAGGGGAGGACTATGACTCTAACATGGCAGTCGCTAGGGTCTTGCGTGGGGTTGAGGGCATTGTCGATAAATCTCACGGATTTGATATTGATCAGATCGTTTTTATTGGCGGCAATGACATCCTGCACATAGACTCTCCGCGAAGGACCACTACGTCTGGCACTCCGCAGGACACGGATGGTATGTGGTTTAGCAACTTCATGATGGCGAAGCAGCTTTACATAGATGTGATCGAGGCGCTGCTTTCAATTGCCCCGGTGCATTTTGTATACAACCCTTCCAACCACGACTACGTTCATGGGTTCTTCCTGTGTGACATCATTGCAACATGGTTTTCTGAGGAACCGAACATGACGTTCGATACCAACCTGAACCATCGCAAATATTACAAGTACGGCAATAACCTCATCGGAAGCACACATGGCGATGGGGCGAAGCTAAACGACCTTCCCTTGTTAATGGCTACAGAGGCACCTTTATACTGGTCTCAAACTGAACACAGGTACGTGTACACACACCACGTCCACCACAAAACCAGTAAAGATTATCCTGGAGTCACTATAGAGTCGTTAAGGTCGCCATCGGGAGCGGACAGTTGGCACCACAGAAATGGGTACCAGCACGCACCGAAGGCGGTTGAGGGATTTGTTCACCACCCTAAGCACGGTCAGGTTGCTAGGATAACACATCTCTTTTGATGCAGGTTATTTTACTACTTGCCGATGTAGGTCTGTTTGTTTTGGGATACATGATTCTGCAAAGGCAACAAGAAATCATGATCCTTGCCAGCAGGCGTGAAAAGACACTGTCCAGGGTGCCTAAAAAGAAGCGTGCTAAACGTTACGTGATCGTAAAAAAGACTCATGAACGAGAGTTGGTTAGAGTTGTGCCGACCGCCACTGAGTTTATGAGGAGTCAATACAAAAGAGTAGCAAAACAATACAATGAAAAAAAATGAAACACCATGGGGAGAAGTAGGTTACCCCGTTTTTAAAAGAACCTATGCCCGTCCACTGGAGGGTGATTCTGGACCGACCGAGGAATGGGAAGACACAGTCGATCGAGTAGTTAAGGCTTGCGATGAGCAGCTTAACGTTGGCTTCACTCAGTTCGAAGAGGGAGAGCTTAAGCGTCTCATGATGGAACTTAAAGGCACCGTCGCTGGTCGATTCCTTTGGCAGCTAGGCACAAAGACAGTCGACCGACTAGGGCTTCCTTCCTTGCAGAACTGCGCCTTCGTTGTGGTCGATGATCCTATCCGTCCATTCACCTGGGCATTCGAGATGCTTATGCTGGGGTCGGGTGTAGGGTTTAATATCCAAAGGGAGAACGTATACCAACTACCTAAAGTAAAGAACCGCGTATCGATCGAGCGTATAGACGCTAACGATGCAGACTTTATCGTGCCTGACAGCAGAGAGGGTTGGGTTGAATTGCTTCGTCGTGTACTTGAATCTTCGTTTGTCACAGGAGATGACTTCACCTATGCTACTCACCTCATCCGATCTAAAGGGTCTGCCATCAAAGGCTTTGGAGGCACAGCTTCTGGGCCAGAGGATTTGGTTTGGGGAATGGGCGAAATCAACACTATCCTAAACAACCGCTCAGGACGTCGATTACGACCTGTGGATTGTCTGGACGTAATGAACATCATCGGTAAGATTGTAGTGGCAGGAAACGTACGCAGAAGCGCTCAGATTGCTCTTGGCGACTGCGACGACATCGAGTACCTACAGGCAAAGCGATGGGACCTTGGAGGCATACCTAATTGGAGGGCTATGTCTAACAACTCGGTGATCTGTTCAGACATGGAGTTATTACCAGAGGAGTTCTGGGAAGGCTACAAAGGAAACGGCGAGCCCTATGGACTAATTAACCTTGACGCTTCCCGTAAGATGGGGCGCACGTTCGAGGTAAAGTATCCTGACCCAGACGTACAGGGATTCAACCCTTGTGCGGAACAGTCACTAGCCAACTTTGAGACATGTTGTTTGGCTGAGATCTATTTACCGAACATCGAGCACTACGAGGAGCTCAAAAAGGTTGCCCGATATCTTTACAGGATTAACAAGCACAGCCTGTCGATCAAGTGTGCTATCAAAGAAACAGAGGACATCGTGCATAAAAACATGCGAATGGGAATCGGAGTGACTGGATACCTCCAGGCCACCGAGGAACAGCGTGGTTGGCTGGACGATTGCTACAGCTANNTACGATCATATGANAAAGAGTANTCTAGACTGGCGGGATTCCCAGCATCTATNAANCTTACAACAGTCAAGCCTTCTGGAACGCTTAGTCTACTTGCTGGCGTTACACCAGGAGCTCACCCAGGATATAGTCAACACTACATTAGACGAGTCCGAATGGCGGTTGATAGTGATCTGGCACTTACCGCCAGGCAGCACGGGTACCCTGTGGAATTCGTGTTGAACTTTGACGGAACAGAAGACAAGTCTACGGTGGTTGTCAGCTTCCCGTGCAAGTTCCCAGAGCACACTAAGTTTGCAGAGGACATGACAGCGATCGATCAGCTAGAGGTCATCAAACGACTACAGGCTGAGTGGTCAGATAACGCTGTGTCCGTGACAATCTACTATCGCCTTGAGGAGCTGGGTCAGATAAAGGAGTGGCTTTCGAAGAACTACAAAAACGTGAAGTCTGTTTCCTTCCTATTGCATAGCGACCATGGGTTTAAGCAGGCTCCGTTGGAGGAGATCGACGAAAAAACCTACCTTGAGATGTCAAGTGTCGTGACTCCTATTAAGAGCATTGAGGAACTTACTATCGATGAGGTAGAGATTGAAGATTGTGAAACCGGAGCATGCCCAGTACGATGACTGACGCATACGCCAAAGCCATGATTATGGAGCGCCTGGCCGACGAGGAAGCTTTGCTTGCTGACGGGTTTGATCGCGCTCTGATCGGTCACACACAAGGAATGAATGTTGTCGCTGTCTATGACTACGATCTGTGCATTGACATCCTTGTGAAGAACGGTGAGATGTCTATTGAGGACGCTGTAGAGCATATGTCCTTCAATGTAGTAGGTGCTTATGTTGGTGAGAAAACACCTATATTTGTATCTCTTACAGGTTGGTTATGAAAAATATATCTGACTGCTGGGTTTGCCAGCTTTATTATATTGGTTAGGTGATGGGGCGAAAGGGGGGAGTTTTTTCTTGATTGTCTCCCCCCTTTCTTTTTCAACCAACCACGGTCTACCTTCGTGTTTTTTCTATTGTCCTTCCTGCGAAATACGCACCAAATACGGTGAGCATAAGGATTTCCAATAAAGACACGTAGCTGTCTCTCGGAATAAACGTCTCGTCCATTCCGTCCCACACCATTACGATCATAAAGAATAACATCAGAGCGATCATGATTGCTGGCCTGATCACCTTGGCCAACTTAACGTCGCTTGACATATCGGCCTCCCACCTTCGGGATACGTTGTTTTGAAACTCCACCTCTGCCTCTACAGCAGCGGCGGCCTCGGCTTGATTTACACCCTTGTCTTGCTCTAAAAGGTTCTTGACTATGCCGAGCCCACCCTGATCTGGCAACAAGTCCCCTACGAGGCTTAAAACGCCTGGAGCTTTAGTCTTTAGCCATTCCCCTAGTTTAGTTTGTTTAATCTTTTGCATCTATCCATTTTTTTACGTTAAAGGAAGGGCAGGCTTTGGTTACTCCAGGAAGATCCCGGTGACCAACAACATGATCTTTCTCTATTCCATAGGTTAACATAAGGTTTTGAACGGTACACCAAAGCTCAGACTCCTGTTCTCTGGTCATGTTGTTCTCTGGGTTCATGTCTTTATCGACACCTCCAACCCAACACACACCTACCGATGTCTTGTTGTGTCCCCTGGCGTGAGCACCCTGCATCTCCAGCGGTCTTCCCAGCTCTACCTCTCCGTTCCTTCTTACTACAAAATGATACCCAATATCTCTCCATTTACGTTCATTGACGTGCCATGACCTGATCTCCTTGGCCCCTATATCCATAGTGGGAGGCGTTGCAGAACAATGTATCACGATCTTGTCGAGCGTTCTCATATGCCTTTTTTAGCAAGCAGGATCTTAATCTCTTGGATCGCTTCCATAAGTGCATCCAGCTTCTTGTCTGTTTCGCTTTCTTTCTTTTCCAAAGAAATGATACGCGACTTTAAAATAGTTAAATCTTGGTTCAATTTGACCCACGCTCCAATCCCGCCCCCAAGCAGAACAAGGAACTCTAGGATCATTCCTGTTGTTACTTCATTCATTTTCATTCTGTTTTGTGGTTATATAAATCTATTCTTTAATGCGTTGTAGTTTTGTAGGATTTCTGAGGCGGAGAGAGCGCGGTTGTGTGCTGATACATTAGCGATGTCCGCTTGATAGTAATTAGTTCCAGAGCCTGTTGTTATCGAGGTTGTCTTCCAATTTATACCACTCACTTGAGGCACTATACTGGTTGGTGCGGTTCCGTTCGATATCTGTCCAGTACTGTATGCGGCACCATCTATGTAGCACTTTAGATCCGTAGAAAAGTTGTCGTAAGTGAACACTATATTTGCCCAATTATTAGATCCTATTGGCGTGGCTGTTGTCGTGTAGTACCTGTAATTAGATTGTGTACCGCTAAAGATCCTAGCCGCGCCACTCACTACAGCAATATAAAACGCTGTGCTATTGGAGCCGCTAGTGTCGTATTTAGTGAACAACAAACTTGTTGATGCTGAGGTCTTAGCCCATATAGACACAGTGCCAGCCGATGTCCCATCAATCGGAAGTGTGTTTCCAAAATCAGTGTAGTCATTTGTCCCATCAAAAGCAATACTACCTCCATTTCCAGAGTCAAAAGTAGGCCCGTTAGTTAAGGTAGCCGTTGTGCTCCCAGAGAGGTCAGCCCAATCAGTCCCTGTCCCTGGATAGCTATTATCGTTAGCTGCATCCACGTAGAACACCAACCCATCCGTCACTATACCTTTACCGAAATTGTAACTCATACGAATCTGTTTTTAAGAGCGTTGTAATTCTGTAGTACCTCAGCAGCGGACAAGGCCCTGTTGTAAATCTTCGTGTTGTAAAACGTGAGGTTACT